GGACTATCTCATCGAGGTGCGCTTCGTGTTTCGTCCTGACCGCCTCATCGAGGATACGGACGTTCCTGAGTTTCCCCCTGACCACCACCGCTACCTCGTCTACAGGGCCTGTCAGGAGCTTTTCGTAAAGCATGACAACCTGCAGCATTCTGAGATGTACCGGAGAAAAGCAGACACTGAGTTGTTGAGAATCGAAAACCTCTACCTCTCGGAAGGAGCAGGTTATTGGATTAAGCAGGGGTATCGGGAGACGGCTCTAAGCTACAGAACGGCCACCACATTGTCTACGCGGGGATAAGATGGATCCAAGACTAAAGGCCGAAGTTCCAAAACTGGGTGGTGTGGAGGAGATTCTTCCGCAACCAGACGGTTCTGCCACCAGGGTAGAGAACTTCACCGTGGATCCTGCAACGGGCGGATGGGACAACCGTATTGGCTATGAAAAGTTCTTCCCAAACGGAACGATCTATCAACCGTTTACCACCGAGAAGAGGATTCACAGCCTCTACATTTGGAGCACTCACAACGGAGCCAGAACCTTTCACCTCTTTGAGAGTGAGAACATTGCTTCGCAGAGGTGCAACCTTCGCTTTACGGTTGGCAATCCAGGCGGAATCGTAGATGTAGATGAGTTTCGTCGCATTCCTACGCTCAATGAATCAGTCACTGACTATGAGCCCTTTGGGCGCTACCTCATCATTGTCAATGGCCATGACAAGCCCTTGAAGTTTGATGGTGACAAAGAAGGGGACAACGTCCGCCCGCTTGGTTGGGACACTATTCCAGGCTCCCCCACGCCATGGCGAACAAGCCCTAACGGTGCAGGTGATGGCAACTCCCAAAGCTTTATTTTTGTTGGCCCCATTGGCCCTGCAAGCATTCCCTTGCCGGATGGTTTCGCCCAGGTGTTGGGGCTTGGTTACAACGACAACAACGCCAAGAACTCCTACAAGTGGAGGGTGTCTTGGGTTTCGGAGACAGGGAGCGAAAGCCCGCTCAGCGCACCATCGGAAACGGTTGCGTGGGATACTCTTACGGGCACTACTGCTGCTTTTGATAACAAAAGACAGGCTGTTTTTCTAGACGACATTCCCATCGGCCCAACAGGAACGGTCGCTAGGCGCATTTATCGTACAAAGAACCTTGGGGATGGCGCATCAAGTGACGCTGGTGCGCTTTACTACCTTGTTGACGAGTTGAAAAACAACACCGAAACCGTCTATGTGGACTACACTCCAGATTCGTTTCTTCTAAACTTGTCGCCGTCGATTTCTGACAGCGTCATCTTTCCGTGCCCAGGGGCTCGCTTCGCGGCAACCTTCAAGAACTGTCTTTTCTTGGATGGTGGCCAGTCGGACCCCACTCGAATCTACTACTCAAAACCACTGAGCCCTGACACGTTTGGTGCTCTCGATTATTTCGATGTGGGTGTTCGTGATGGCGGTGATGTCACAGGACTCTTTGCTTACTACAACAGCCTTATCCTGTTCCGAGAGTCTTCCATTGAGCTGGTTCGTGGAGACCCAGTAAACGGATTCAGTGTTGTTCCATTCATCCAGGGCGTTGGTTCAAGAGCCATCAACTCAGTGACCGCCGTGCCAGGTGTAGGCATCATGTTCTTGGGCAACGATGGGGTCTATCGTATTCACGGGGGGCTTGACGGTGGCTCTCAGGTCAAGATTGAAAAGATGAGTCCAGGCCTTGTGAAGACGGAGAAGAGGTTGAACCCGGCTCTTTTGGCCCGTGCGTCTGCTGCTTACAGTCCCAAGTGGCGTGAGTGGCATTGTTATATTCCTGTAGACGGTGAAGAGAAGCCCTCTCTTGGGCTCGTTTATCATGTGGATAAGAATGCCTGGTCTACACGCACGGGCTTTCCGGTTGGCTGTATCGCCACCGACCCTGGTGGTGAGCTCATATTTGGCCACAATACTGGTAAGCCGCCTGCGCCCCCAACCCCCACAACTTGGGAGACGGGGTTGTTCGTCATCTCAAGGAAGCGCATTGGGGGATACCAGATAGAACTTGTTATAGAAGACCAAGTCGCGGTGCCGACACCCGCCCTCACCAGTATCTACAAATCCAACTGGATGGATATGGGCAAGGCGGCCCAGAAGAAGTTCATCAAATATGTTTACCTGCACGTGATGACCAAGGGAGACAACACCATCCCATTGAAATACTTCAAGGATTTTGATTACGACGGCGTCACTTCTTCTGGTGAGAAGATGCAGCGGGCGGACCATCCAGACCAATATGTTTTCAACACGGCTCCGTGGGCAACCGCTGTGTGGGAAGACCCGATGTTCACCACTATTCGCTACCCCATCGCGCTGAGTGCTGCCTCGTTCTTTTCTTTCGAGGTAGAAACAAACAACGACTTTGTGCTTATCGGCTACTCACTTGAGTTCGCTGCGAACAAGACTCACACCATCAAGGGTAAGCGCTAATGGCCTATAAGTGGACAGAGGGAGACGCCCGCTCCGGCAACATTCTTGATGTTGATGAGTTCAACTCTTCATTCAACAATGTGAAGGGGGAGATAAACGGCGGCCTGGATAGAGAGAACCTTCCGAACAACAGCATTGGAGACGCCGCCTTGGCTCCCAATGCGTTTATAAAATACGCTGTCGTTCCCAACATAAAGCTGCAGGGAGATGAAACCAAAAGCCTGACATGGGCCGGAGGTGCTGGCGCAACCGTTAATTATAAGGCGATTTCCTACAACAGTTATTCGGGGGGCTGGAGAACGAATAGCGCTCAATCGGTCAACGACATTTTTCAAGAAGGGATGCTTCACCTTGAGTTCAACTGTTGGTACTACCTAAACAACCATGCATCGGGTGGCGACTGGCAGTTGTGGTGCCAGTTCCAGATTCTAGTGGATGGCTCGCCAGTTGTCACAGCGGATCGACAGTACCAGAACGTGGGGCAAGTGCATATTGCAGCAGATGTTCCCGTATCTACAGGAAAGCACCTTATTCAGATTAGGTGGCGGGTAAGTGCAATGCTGGGAGGCATGCCAATAGATAACGCCATTTTTTACTATGATGGGGGCCAGCTCTTGGTCCTCAATAGGTATCGCTAATGGCTAAACTTACTACAACCAATTTTGAGGCTGGTGAGCCAACAAACAGAACAGCAACGAACACCAAGTTCTCTGCAGTTCAAACAGCGACACAAACCATAAACGAAGAGAACGTGCGTTCTGAGGCGATTGATAGGCGACAGCTTCAATCCCCCCGCCAAGAACCAATCGTCTATGTGGCATACGATGACAGGGCTCCAGCGGCGGCCACAACACACGCAGCCCAAACCGGGGCGACCCATGTGGAGTTGTCGAATGTAGCAATCAATCCGGTGGCCCCCCAGCCGATTGTTACTGCGGGAGACTTGGTCCGCATTCACTTTACTGCTTTCCTGCACAACATTGATGACCCGGACTATGCGACATATGGTGCGGCAGGAACAGCCGCAACAAGCGGTGTCAACCCAGCGGACGCTATTGGTGTTGTGTTTTTTCCCACGTGGCAGTTGTCCGGCGGCGGTGCTCTTGTTCCACTGCCAAATGAGGCGTCATGGACTGCAAGCCTTGTGGCTCCAGCCAACATTACTATTGATAGTTCAAACAACAAATCCGACTCGATTGCTTTCTGCTCTATGGAGGGTGCCCCCCTAGGCGGCGGTTGCCAGTCTCTTCGCCAAGTGCATGGTTGCTGGAACTACAAGCACACCGGGGCGAGTATTACAATCCACGGATTGCGCCTCAACTTTCGTGGCCCAATGGCTTATCGATGGGATCCTGCTGGTGCAGGAAGCCGTGTGTTTCATGCCCCGGTGTGGGGAACGGGCCAGTATGGGAACTTGATAATGGACATTCCGGGCACCCCTACCGTTGCGGGTCAGTTTGTGATTCAGATTTCAAACGCCCAACTGTCGCTGATGATTATGAGGGGGGACAGCTAGTGGCATTCACACCGACAAACATCACCGCAGACAACGTCAATGCTGAAGACATTCAGACCAACATAGACGACATGAAAAAGTACATTGATGGTGGGGTGGTTACTGGTGATGTAGCTACCGATGGGTGGGTCCAGTCCAAACACATTGTTCGTGGACACTACAACCCGATTGTGAACATGCATTCATTTACAACCGGATTGTGTGGTGGCCAAATCTCTTCAGAGGGAGACATGTCTTGGATTGGAGATGGTCCCACTGCCAGAAATGGTCCCACTGATTCGCCAATGGTTGCGTTTCCTGGCACCACCATTGATTTCTTTCTGCCAGAAAATGCAGACGTTTTCTTTCAGTTCTCGTCGTTTCCGACCACTCCAAGTATTGCAGCCTTCAACAACAGTTATCATTCAGAACTCAGAATCTTCTTGGATGAGACTAAAATCCTTGCCACAAGAGCTTTGACCACACATCACTCCGATGCGTTGGCGGAGTTTCAGAAAGATGTGGCCCACTTCCAAAACGCTTGGAGTGGTTTTTACTTGGCGCAGAATCTCGCGGCAGGACAGCACTCGATTGGTCTTCGTGGCCTCACTCGTGCGCGGTATAGTTTTCTCACTAAATGGTCAGTAAGCTTTGAGGCTTATTTTAGGTAGGTAATATGGCAAAGAAAACAGGAAGAGGCGCTTCCGCAGCAGAGGGCGCACTGTCCGGTGCAACACTTGGGTCTACACTCGGTGTTCCGGGTGCTATTGCTGGTGGTCTTATTGGCGCTGCTGGCGGCGCTATCTTTGGTGGCGACGAGTATGCAGCCATGACTGAAGAAGAGCTTGCAGAACTAAAGCGTCGGCAAGAGTTGGGGACTTTAGGCCTTACTGATGAAGAGATGGCCGTCATGTCCGCCGAGGCTTACGGTAGAACGGCCCAACAAGCCAAACAATCCCAAGACCAACGCGCCGCTCTGATGGCCACCGCTGGTGGTGGTGCTGGCAGTTTCTTGAAAGAAACACTGGAAGAAGAAGCGAACCTTGTCCGGGCTCAACAAGAAGATGCTGACCGTATTCGGCTCGCTGACATGCAAGAGAAAGTGAAGGAAGAATCACGCATTGCAGAGTTGACCGGTGAGATGAGCAAGAACTTC